ATTTATAAATATTACCCAAGTCCGGAGGTTGCGTTGGATATAGATTTACCTACTAGGTTCCCATCCATTTCAATAACTCTTCCTCGTTCAGTAGCAGCAATCAATTTATCTAATTTATCCATTAATGCTTTTTGGTTACCTCCTCCTCCTCCAAGATTAGTACCAGCTATAACTCCATTTTTATTAGCAACAATAGTATCATTAGTGTCAAGTGAATATGAACCTTTAGGACCGCTAACTACTAACCCCCCCGAAGAATCAATAACACCATCTTTCATTCTACCAATTCTTTTAGAATCCGCTACTGCTTGGTCTTGTGCTTTCTTTTGGGCAGCATTCATAGCTACTACACCTGCAATAATAGCAGTTGCTGCTAAACCAAAAGTAATAGCAGAGGCTGCTGTTGTAGCTGATACTGATATTCCTGCTAATGATAATCCCATAGAGGCGAGTTGACCAAGAAAGGGAGCCATTTTTAAAGCAGCAAGAGATACTAATATAGTTTTCATAGATCTAGTGTTATCAAGTAGGGCTGCAAATTTTTCAACTAAAGGAGCTGCGGTCATTACTAATTTTTCCATGGATTTTTGGAATTGTTCTTGCAATTTTAACCTCTCAGCTTCTTCTCTATTTATACCAGCAGCGGCAGCTGCTTGTTCGTTAGACATCCCTAAATCTATTTGTCTTTTATATATTATTTGAGATATTTCTTGGCCACTTAAACCTAAAGATTTTTCAATTGCTTGTTGTGCTATTCTATTGCCATTAGCGTAAGCACTAATTATTTCTTGATTATTACCAATTTCTTTAGTTAATTCTGCTGTTTTATTTGTTAATGCAAAATATCTTGCTTGTTCAAGATTAATTTGTTTGCCCGTTAAAAGTTCGGCTTCTAATTCTGCAGAGATTGAAGATTCAAATTGGAGTAAACTATCAGCTGAGTTTTCTATAGCTTCTATGGATACTCCTAAGGCTCTAGCTTCAGCTGCGGCTTCTATTAAAAGTTTTGGATTTTGTCCCAAACTAGCTCTTAATTTACCCGATATTTTTTCTGTATCTTCTATTACTTGGGAAAAGTTAATAGCTCCTTTGCCACTTAGGGCCATATTTCGAGCAGTTGTAAAACTATGGTCTACTACTTCATCTAAACTATTTCCAGTAGCTTCAGAAAGTATAGCTAAATTAGCAGTTGCTCCTTCGCTAATACCCAGGAGGTTAGTCATTTCAGCTGCTGTATTAAGAGTAGATTGGGAAAAAGCAGCATCAACATTCATACCTAATTCCCTAGATAATGCTGTTATAGTTTCTACATGATCAGCAGCATTAAGAATGCTTTCATCTATAACTTTAAAATTTTTAGCAGTTTGTCCCGATAATTTTCTTTGTTCTGCTTGGGCACTATTAAATCTAAAAAAGGCTTTTACTATACCCGCGAATATAGCATCTGCACTTAGAAAAGTATCTGCTATCGCTTGACCTAATCCCTTCACATTTAAAAATGCAACTTTTATATCTCCTACAAGTTTTTTACCAAAATCTCCTGCTGACTTTGATGAATCCTGAAATTCTCTATTTACCTGTTCTGCTAATTCTCTAGATTCTTGTAAATGATCTGCAACATCAACTCCTAGAGTTTTCGCTAGGCCTTTAGCTAAAACCCCAGTTAATCCCATGGATTTATTAACCCCCTTTCGGATCTCTAATTCCTTTTCTGCTAAGTCAAGTATTTCTTGTTCTACATAAAAATTTTGTTGTGCTGCTCTTAATAAAGCTCTTTCTTCTTCGGTAATATCCGTTCTTAAATTTAAATCTTCCCTAGCAAGGTCTCTAATTCTTTTAGATTTTATTAATTCCTGAGCTTTGACTTGGATTTCTTTTGCGGCGATTTTTGCTTTTTTTACCTGGTTTTTAAGTTGTGTATCAGATAATCTAGCTGTCCCATCAGCATTATATAATAAACTTTTAGTAGCACTCTCAAGCTTACGATATTCTTTTCTAGAGGCGGCAATTAAATCCACCTGTTGGCCTAACTCTCCATTTACTTCTTTTAGGAGGTCTCTCGTTTCTCTAATATTTTTTATCGAATCGTCAGCCACGTGGTTGTTTTATTATAAATATTACTTTCTTGAATTTTTATTAAAAGAAGTAGAGTAGGTAGGAGATTGTGGGACTTTTGATTTATCTGCAGGATTAGCCATATTAATACTTTTAGTATTACCTTTAGAACCTTTACCTTTAGCCTTAGCCATTAGTTTTTCACTTTCTTCTTTTTCTTTATTGTAAAATTCTTGAATACTATTAAACGTGAACTTTCTTAACCAAATTGGCATATTGTAAATGGTGTGAAAATCATATCCACCTTTTCCATGAAAAACAATTTCATGGATTTGAGTAAAGAGAGCAGATCTATATTTCTGCGTCTGGCCAAAAAAAATTCAGCGTGAAGGGAACTTCTACTTCAATTTCATCACCATCTGGTGTTCTTGCTGTAGAATATAAATTAACATCTGGCTGGATTTCTTTTACATAGTTTCTAAATGCTCTAGAATCCATTGCTAATAGTTGGTTATCTACAAATTTTCTAATAAAAGGTCTTTCAGTTTCTCCATTAACAGATGTTATCATATGTTTTAGTCTAGTAGACATTTCAGGAGAAGCATTTTTAGATAATTTTTTTAATCCTCTTATTTCACTTTCTATGGCTAAATCATCCTTATGACTTAATAATTTAAAAGTTATCAAATTACCAGAATGAGGCAACGTATATGAAAATTCATTTAACCCTTTAGTAAATAAAGATTCATCAATTTTTTTATTATCTAAAGAAGTTAAATCTGCAGTAACTTCTTCCCCTTTATGTGTGAAAATATATTCTTTCCCATACCCTAGAATACGAGCTGCAATTACAATTGCATTTTTGTCTCCTACAATAAGATCTTTATAATCAATTTTACTTACAATAAGAGATTGAAGTAATTTATCAATTACAATGCCTTTTTCAATGTAGTTTTGATTAGTTAAAATATCTTCTTCTTTAGCGGTCATATATTTCATCTCAACAGTACCAGATGAAAGAGGATTATCTTCAGGATAAACTAATCCTTTTGATGGTAATTCAATAATTTCAGTAGGAAAGTCAAACTTAGTTTCAGACATAGATTACAATTTAAATGATAACTTTTGTTCAGTGATAAATATATAAAGAAATAAGAAAAATATAAAAACTAGATTAAGTAGTTAAATCTCCTATTAAATAGTAAGTAGTAGTAGTTATTCTCTTTAATGTTGCGGCTGAGCCTAGTCCTGATAATTTAGTGTTGCTATCCTTAGAGATTAAACTAACGCTTGTTGATTGGGTAACAAATGTAAAATTATCTGTTGACGAAGATTGGAAAAATTCCCATTCTGCTCCTATTGTGGCACTTGAGTCATTAGGTATCATACACTCTAAAGTACCCCCCACTATATTAAAGGATCCCTCTAAAGCATCTGATGCTGTGAAATTAGAAGTGTGGGTTTCAATAGGTCTTTTAAGTTTAGTTAATCCTATACCTTCCCCTGAGAATGAGCTTGCACTCACAAATGAGCTTGCACTTATAATGGATGCTGTAATAGGGGTGGTGGTTGATGATCCTTGATCAGTTACTTGTTGTAATGTGGGGGTGGTTCCTCCACCCCCAGCATCAGCTATAGACTGAGATACATTTTCTATGCCTGTAATAGATAACACACCATTTACTGTGGTATCCCCAAAACTAGCAGGTTGATCCTGTATTGCAGGTTTTATAAATTTTGCTCTTGCCATAGAAAAAAAATGTCCGGTAATAAATACCGGACATTCTTAAATATAAATAAATAATAAAATTAGAAATTCAATACACAATAATCTGGTTGGACAGTCATTGATATTTCCTGTGCAGTACTTTCATCATCATAGCTATAATCACCAAATGAAGCTTCAGTAATAAGAGCACCTTTTATAAGCCATTCAGAAACAATATCTCCAACGGGACCTAATACATTAAATGTAAGGTTTTTCTTATAGAAATCAGAATAACCATCTCTACCAGTTACTGATTCATGATGTAAACGAATCCACTCCATTACAGCTTGTGCGCCTGATGGTGTAATAGGATCAAATAATGTGAATTCGATAGTACCCCAAGTTGTTTTACCTTTTACATATCTTTGAATGTTAATATGGTTCAAAGGAATTGCTTCTTGAGATACATTAATAGCTCCTACCCCTTTAATTTGATAAGCAGGGAATCCATCTATCTGCATAAAAAACCTATTAGCCTGTTTGGGTTCAAAGGCGGTAAAAAATATATCATTTGGGTCTAATACTGGCATGTCTTATGTTTTATTATAAATATCAGGTTTTTTAAAATTTTATCCTGGGAATGTTGCTCCTGTCGGTAATATGTTGAAATCTAATAATACAAATTCAGCTGTTCTGGTTGGTTGGATATAGATCTGACCTACTAATTGATTTCTATCAATTACATCTGATGTATTATTTGTATCATCCATTACTACTTTAAAGGCAAATAATCCCTGTCTTTGTTGAACACTTTCTAGATAAGGGTTAACTTGTGCTAGGAAGTTGTTTCTAGTAGTTACTGTATTTTGTTCAAATACTAGGTTATCTGCTATTTGTGAAATAAATGATTTTAAGCTAATTAGTAATCTTCTTACATTTACTCTATCAAGTGCAGATGC